TTAAGGCTACCCGCGGTTCAGCCACTGTTGCTGCAGCTGTTGGTCCATCCTTCACTGGTACGGTTCGCGAGTGGTATGAGACTCTGATTGAAACCATCATCGATGTAGCTAACGAGATTCATCGTAAGACTTTACGTGGATCCGCTAACTTTATCGTGGTTTCTCCTGATGTTGCTACAATCCTAGAAGCTTCAGTTCTCTATCGTCCATCCTATAGCCTCGACGGAGAAGGTCAGGTCGGTTCGCCGATGACCCTCGGTGCAGAGAAGGTTGGTACTTTGAGCAACCGCTTCACGGTTTACAAGGATCCTTATTTCCCACGGAACAAGATTCTTGTTGGATACAAGGGCGGAAGCTACCTGGAGACAGGATATGTATACGCACCTTACGTCCCGCTGATTGTCACTCCTACAATCTTCGCACCAGAAGACTTCACTCCTCGCAAGGGCGTGATGACTCGATACGGTAAGAAGATGGTTCGTAATGACTTCTATGGAACGGTCACCGTACAGGATCTCAACATTATCTAAAATAGGTAAAGTTGTTTAAAACGGGGCATCCCTTTGGGGGTGCCCCTTCTTTTTTATTTTTTATTTAATTATTAGTTTAAAAAATAGGCTACAAGATTAATATTTAATGGTACTGAAACAGGAGAAATGTAATGGCTACTATTAGCACAAATGAAAGCTCTAAAAAGGCGACTACTCGCAGCAAAACTACGAAGACTGATAAACAGGTAGCTGAACTGCTATCCAGGTGTGAAGCCCTTGAGCAGAGATGCGCTTCCCTAGAGGCAGCACTAGCAGAAGCTACAACCGCAAGTGGAGAAACAGGCGATCTCACAGACGTAACAACTCGAGTTAAGGGTTTGGAGAGACGCGTACACGACTTGGGTGGATAATTTTTTTTAAATAAATTTGAGAAATATACGCCCTCTTCAGTGTGAAATCTTACACACGAATTTTTAAGAGGGTAAAAGTAAGCTCTGGTATCTTACGCCTGTAGAATTATACTTAGTCACAGGTAAAGTTACCGGAGCTTTTTATATGGCCTCATTCTATCAAACGCTAAATCCAACACCATTTGGTTTTTTCAATGATGATGCAGATTTTCAAAAAGATGCAGATTCATTGGTTTTGTTTGTGAAAAGAAAGCTTGGCGATGACATCCTGAGCGTTGAATTGACCAAAAAGCAAATGTGGGCATGTTTTGAGGAAAGTGTATTAAAATATGGGTCTTTGATAAACGAATATCAAACGAAGTCTCAGCTTTCTAACTTGATGGGAATGTCTACAGGGTCTAATGTAGAGCAAAAATACGCTCACGAGACCTTAGATTTTATAATGCGCGTAGCGGAGCCGTATGCACAAGACGCTGGCATAGGAGGTTCCTATAATACAGTTTCTGGATCGCTCAATCTAACAGCAAGTGTTCAAGATTATGATATTTACCGCGACTTGAAGGATTCTGATGGAAATCTAATATTTTCCTCTAGTCTAAACAATAACGGCGCGGGAAAAATGAAAGTATTTCAAGTATATCATTTTTCACCCCAAGCTGCTTATAGATTTTTTGACACTACTTCAGCAATCAATTATTTAAATAATGAATTTTCTTTTGAATCTTTTACACCAGAGACAGTTTTTTATGTGTTGCCGGTGTTTGAAGACGTCCTCCGTGGAGGGATGATGGACCTTTCCAATAGGGTGAGACGTTCAAATTATTCATATAGAACGCAAGGCACGCAGATAAGAATATTTCCTACACCCGCCAGCGGTTCTACTAAGTTATGGCTAAGGGTTGGATTTGGATCGGATCCATTCAAACCAGCTTATAACGATGGAACCATTGACGGCGTTGCCACAATTTCTAATATTCCATACGGCAATATTCCCTATAACACTATTAATAGTATGGGACGGCAGTGGATATATCAGTTTACCCTTGCTCTCTCTAAGGAACTTTTAGGTTTAGTTAGATCCAAGTTTGTAACAGTTCCAATTCCAGGAGGAGATCTTCAGCTTAACGGAGATAATCTCGTATCTAATGGGCGCGAAGAGCAAGAAAAGCTTCTTACTCATATGAGCGAGCTCCTAGATGGATTAACATATGATAAGATGATAGAAGGAGAAGCTACAAAAGCAGAAAACCTTCGAAACGTCTTAAAACACGTTCCCATTCCAATGGGGAAATGTATTGTTATTGGATAAACTAAATGGCTAGACTTTTCATCACACCACGCGAATTAGATTTAATTTCCGATCTCAATAAGGAGATCGTGAAAGATGTAATTGGACAAAAGGTATATTACTATCACGTCAGGACTGATTTGAGCAACATTCATGATGTATATGAGGAAGCCACCAAAAAGGTTTTTGACCCTCCTATAAACATTGGCGCAAGAGTAGAGTGGGAGGTGGCAGACATTAGAACTAATAGATTTGGCAGTGAAGAATATAGTAAAATTAAGGTATGGATTCAATATAGAGACGTTTTAGATAAAGGCATTGCCATTAAGGAAGGAGACTTTTTAAGCTATGGATCAACATTTTTTGAAATTGCAAAGGCAACCATTGATAGCATTATTTATGGACAGATAGAATATTCTACCGGTTACATTTTAGAGTGTGTGCAGGCTAGGCAGGGATTGATAGATAAGATACCTCACGGACCGACAGATCAAGCTTATTCTGATCCGGGCGCAGTTGAAAAGATATATGTTCAGCAGAGAGGTTTTGCTGAAAATCGTCTAGGTCCAACTGGAGACACCCGAGCATTAATAGAGCAAGGAAAATTAGATTTACCAGTATCAAATGAACCAGCAGAGGTTTCTCCACGCGGGGCTACTGATGGAATAGGTTCATCTTTTTATGCAGATGAAGGAATAAAGGAGTAGGAAATGTCCACTAGACACACTACAGGCCCTAACGCAAACCCACAAGGATCTTCAATCGATCCTACGTATACGCTTCCGCCCTGCACAATAGAAGATGTGGACCGCGCTCTTTTTAATCTTTTTGACAAGGATCTTGCACTGTTTTATAAGACAAAAAGTAATACTAAACCGGTGCCAGTTATTTTTGCCACTGGAGAAAGATTTGCAATCCTGAGGAGAAAAAAGCCTCTTAGAGACAAAGCTGGCTCTATTATTTTACCGCTTATTTCCATAATGAGATCTGGAATAGAACAAACGCCTGGAAAGGGTGGTGCGACTAATCAAACTAGTAACATTACTATTAAAAAGAAGCTCAGCCCAGAAGATCCGTCTTATCAAAGACTGCTAAACAAGGAAGGCTTACAGCACCAAGATGACCGAGCTGATTCCAGTCATTTTAATTTGGCAGCCAATGGAGGAACTGGAGCTAATCCAGGCACGGTTGCGACTAGAAGACCGACTACAATTCCCTCTAGCGATGTGCGTAGTGGAAAACTAATTGGCACTAATAAGCTAGGAAATAATTTTTATGAAATTTATATTATTCCGCCGCCTAAGTATTTTACTGCAACATATGAAGTGACCTTTTGGACTCAATATACCCAGCAGATGAATAGTTTGCTAATGAATATGATGACTTCCTATCACAGCCTTGGAGCCAACGGCTTTCGTATAGAATCCGATAAGGGATATTATTTTGTGGCATATGTTGACCCCGCGCTTAATTCTGGAAACAATTTTGATGATTTTTCGGATAATGAGAGAATAGTTAAATATAGTTTTAACGTGCAAGTACAAGGATATGTGGTCAACCCAACTTATCCAGGGAGTCCAACAGCGGTAAGAAAATATATTTCAGCACCACAAATTAGCTTCGATATGACTCAGGTATCCGCTATACCACACGGAATGACGGTAGGGGGTATCCGAAGTGGAGATCCTAATGATTATATATTACAAAATTTGAATACCGCTGATGACCCTGCGGTGTCTCGCGCAGTGGCAAAGAAAGGCATAATTCAAGGAGAAAAATTTTATGATACTACCGGACTCGGTGGCGCTTCTTCGGGACAATCTCCACTTACTGTAAGTAGAATCTATAGTGATCCAGTCACTGGTACTAGGAAAAAACAGAAGCTTCATATTAAGATGAGAAACCAAAGAAAAGGCGAGACAGTTTACAGAGAACAGATCACTTATGATCTAGGACAATTAATAATAGAACCCACATGAGAATTTTGCAAATTCTTGTGATATTTATGATAGTTAAAGCAATATATGTTTGAGGAGAAATAACCCATGGCCGAACAGACATTTCGCTCTCCAGGATTTTTTGAGCAAGAAATCGATTTATCCCAGCGAGAAAAGGCTCCAGTTGGAACCCCAGCTGGTATTATAGGAACTTCTATAAAAGGACCAGCATTTGTTCCGATAATAGTTGGATCTTTCGCTGATTTTGAAGCTAGATTTGGAACACTTGACCCCGATATGGCAGGTCCATACGCCGTTAGAGAGTACTTAAAGAATAAGGATGCAGTCACCTATATGCGTGTCCTTGGAGCTGGTTCCAATGACACAAGTTCAGAAATTTCAAACACTACCAATTACGGGGTAGTTTCAAAAGCTGGTTTTAAGATTACCGGCACCGCTGATGGACCCAAACATGGGCTCCATAAAGGAGCAGTGCAGTTTATAGTAGCCAAGCATTATGTTTCCGCTTCTACAGAGGGCGCCGGTTTTCCAATGTTCACTGATAACGCGTCCTACCCTGGACTCGGTGACGGAGATGGCAGCATCAATCTAGTCAGAGGTATAATTTTAACCACTACTGGATCTCGGTGTACAGTTACCACTTATGATACAAAGGTTACCAATGCGATAGTTAACGCGTCGGCCAATATGGCCACGCGTTGTGATAAGACCACAGATGAAGCATATAAGACATTCAAGCTAATAATATCTTCTAGTACCGGTGCAGCATATTCCCAAGATGATAATTTACTTGGAGTAAGAATTTTTAGTGCTTCGTTAGATCCAACTTTAGATTCTTATATCGGTAAAATTCTTAATACTGATCCAAATAAGTTCCAAGAGCAGGAGCATCTCCTCTACTTAGATTATGCTGTAGAGGATGAAATTGCTCCAGTATCTAACAACGATAATGCAATTGCAATACTTTCTGGTTCTGCAAATACCAATCCAATTGGCTTGGGTAATAACTGGAGAGATTCTTTTGGAAGATTTGATACTAGATTCCAGGCTCCGCGTACACCATCGATAATCTCACAGCCGTTTGGTGGAACGGAGTTTGATCTATTCCATTTTGAATGTCTTTCTGATGGAACATACGCCAATCAAAAGGTGAAGGTATCTATTGCTAGTGTTAGGGCTTCCACAGATGAAAATGATCTTTATGGAACTTTTGAAGTTCAAGTAAGAAACTTTGATGATACGGATTTGGCTAAGCAAATTATTGAATCATACCCTGAGTGCAATTTAGATCCTACTAGCGATCGTTATGTTGCAAAGCAAGTCGGTGATAAAAAGGTTCGTTATAATTTTGATTCCGATGATCCTGACGAGCGTCGTCTCGTAATATCTGGCAAGTATCCCAACATGTCTACTAACGTTAGAATTGTTATGAATCAGCGTGTAGAAGATAAAGATCAGCCTATTGATGCGCTGCCATTTGGATTCCGCGGAGTACCAGGTATAAAGACAACTGATTCAATGACGGACACCACAACAGGCCTAACCTTTGATGGAACAAACTATGGAACAACCCAGCTGGGCAATCAAAGATTGGCACAACACGGCGCTTCGCCAGGTAGCATGTCACCGCTTACAGGTGCTATTGTTCCACCTATACCATTAAGATTTAAATGCACGCGCGGAGCAGTTCACCGGGCTGTGACCAATGAACCTATAACATATGTCGGTGACACTGGTCCAAATGAGAGAGTTGATTCCAGAATGTATTGGGGTGTTAAGTTTACTCGTTGCCCAGCAACAGGCTCAACTAATGATGCCGCATTAAACACTAATGTAAGCTCGTTACAGAGCGGTTTAGTTAAGGCTTATACCGCCTTCCAGGGAATATCAAAAACTGGTAATCTAGTTACTGGTTCCGGCGCTGATGTATTTAACAACAATAAATTTACAATGGCTAGAGTTGCACTCTATCAGACAGAAACTAATCTTTCTAAGGTTACTGGTTCTGCTGGAGAACATATGGTGGAGGCAGCTTATATTAGAAGTGGCATTCCAGATTCTAGCAATTATACCGTCGACGATGGAATTCGCTCTGGAAGAATCACGCTTGCCACGCTAGTTCACTCTAGCGCTGTTAAGTTTAATAGATTCCAGGATTATGCAAAATTCACGATGCCATTCTATGGCGGATTTGATGGATTGAATATTCTCAATAGAGCGTGTGGCCTAATGTTGGATAGATCAGCATCAACTGATCCAGGTGGACTTGGTGGAGATACGATTACAAATGGTCTAGGCCTTACTGGAACCAATGATGGTACCATGATGGGCAAGGGTAAGCAGAACAACGCGATTTTCTCTTACAGAAGTGCAGTTGAAATAATGACTGACCCGATGACAGTCAACACCAATCTATTCGCAGTTCCAGGCATTAGGGATAGAGATATTACTGATTTTGCTTTAAATCGAACTAGAGATTATTCAATGGCAATGTTCGTAATGGACATTCGGCATTTTGACGAGGATGAAAATCGCCTCTTTGATAGTGATCCTCAGCGAAGAGACGTAAGAGAGACTGCAGAGCAATTTGAAGGTCGACGAGTAGATAACAACTACGGGGCGACATATTTCCCAGACGTCTTTATTAATGATCCAATTAACAACAGAGCCGTGGGAGTTCCCTCTTCGGTTGTTGCGCTTGGAGCCTTAGGATATAACGATACTATTGCTTATCCGTGGTTTGCTCCTGCTGGATTTAATAGAGGCGCATTAAATAATGTGGTCAACACAGAATGTAGACTTACTTCTGGAGATAGAGACACTCTTTATGATGCAAGAATTAATCCAATTGCAAACTTCCCTAGCGGCGGATTTGTTATCTTTGGACAAAAGACCCTGCAGCTTAAGAAGAGCTCTCTCGATAGAGTAAATGTACGCAGACTTCTTCTAGAGGTTAAGAGATTGGTTGTTTCAGTGGCTGAGAAGTTGCTATTTGAACCAAACAACGCGTCAACTAGAGCAAGATTTACTGGACAGGTTGCTCCAATTCTTGCGCTGATACAATCTCAAGCCGGCGTAGAGAAATTTGCAGTGATCATGGATGATACCAATAACACGCAAGAGGACGTGGAGCAAAATAAGTTAAATGGACGCATAGTGGTTGTTCCAACACGAGCTATTGAGTTCATAGCAATCGATTTCATTATTACAAATAGTGGCGTATTGTTCTTGTAATTAATACATACTGATAAGAGTACTTTAGGAGCAAAAAATAATGGCTGAATTAACGTTTAAAAGCCCTGGTGTTGCCACCAGAGAAATAGACCTCTCAGGCCCCACCGCAATAAAACCGCAGGGAACTCCTGCGGGTATAATTGGTACTGCCAACCAGGGACCAGCATTTGTTCCCGTTACGGTTGCAACATATCAAGATTTCGTTGCAAAATTCGGTGCGACTGATGGAGAGAAATTTGGTCCACTTGCAATGAGCGAATGGATGAAGAGTGCCAAGTCTGGTACCTACTTGAGGGTGTTGGGTGTTGGCGATGGCAAAAAGAAACTTTCCAGTGCTGGAACGGATTCCAATAGCGAAACAATTCCTGCTGGTAGTGTTAAAAATGCTGGTTTCATAGTTGGTGGACAGCAGGTAAAACCAAATGGATATATTGGCGCAAGCCAATATGCTAGAAATCTAGGGCCAAGCTATGGGGTTTTGGGACGACAGTGGTTCCTCGGCGCCTTAATGTCTGAATCAAATGGCAGTACTTACTTCAGTAAGGCTGGTATTCAAACATCTACAAGGGCAGTACCGATTCTTAGAGGCGTTATAATGATGGCCTCAGGCGTAGTACCTGCGCTTTCTGGAAACTATCAGCTGTCAACCACTGCCAGTCTATATGGGGAAGCGGACTTCGCAGCCGGTCACAATGGTGGATATAACGTGGGTAACTGCAATCTTTCCAGTACGGCAGATTATGGTTTCACAGTATTGCTTAATGGCCATAAGTCAACTTCGACTTATCCAAATACTATTACAGCCTCCATGGCTCCTAAGTCTGCCAATTATTTCCCTAAGGTAATGAATACCGATCCTACCAAGATTCAAGAGGCCGGTCACTATCTTTACACGCACTATGATATTCAACCAGTGATTGCTAGAGTTACTGGGTCTGGTATAGTTTTATCTTCATCAATCGCCTCAAGAGAAGAGTGCCTATTCCTATTAACTTCTTCAGTTGGTAGAAATTCTAGCGCTGCTGGGACTGCAGACAAGATCGGAACACCTAATTTTGATAATTACGCCGATAGGTTCACTCACGCAGGCGCTCCTTGGATAATGTCGCAAAAATTCGGTGGAAAGAATAAGAATCTCTTCCGCGTACATGCGCTAGATGCAGGAACTTATGCCAATACTCTTTGGAAGATTTCAGTTGAGAACGTGCAGAATTCCAAATTAGATGATGATTACGGTACATTTGATCTTCTTGTAAGAGGATTTTATGATACAGATGTAGAGATGCAAGTTTTCGAATCTTTCCGCGGTTTAGACATGAACCCAGAATCGGATAATTATATTGCTCGACGCGTCGGAGACATTAATACCTATTTTGACTTTGACAAGGCAGCTGCCAGTCAAAAGCTAGTCGTAGATGGAACTCATCCAAACATGTCAGTTTATATTCGCGTTGAAATGGATAGTGAGGTTGCCGCGGGCACCGCAGATAAAACTGTAATACCAACTGGGTACCGAGGATATCGACATCTAGTTGTTTCTGGTTCGGAGATAATCTCTTCAAATCCATATCCAGCTCAATATGATGCTAGCTCTCCTTCTCGAGCAGCAGTCGGTGGAGTATTGGGCTTGGCCAATAGCGTTATAGTTAAGTGGGCTAATAACTTAGTAGAGCCTCCAGTTCCAATGAGAGAAAACGTAAGTCAAGGAACTGGTACTACAAGAAGAGTGGACAATACACTTTACTGGGGTACGCAGATGCAAGAGCAGAGTAGCGTATCTGAAAAGAATAAGTCCGATATCTTTAATGATGGAATGATTGCTTATACCACGTGGTATCCCAATTTTACTACATCTACTCAGAAGGCATGGGTTGGTGAAAATGCGGGTAAGCAAGACAAGGGTGGAACAGTATTAGATTCAGACCGTTATAATAATAACATATTCTCATTAGAGCGAATTCAAGTTCACACAAAATCTAGTGGAGACGTAGTCGATAATAATGAGTGGGCATATGCCGAATATCGACGAGACGACCAGAAATCCACCACTCTTGAGAGGTCCGATGGAACTAATTCAACTGAAACTCGATTCTTGAGTGCCAAGAAAGATTTTGGAGAGGCAGCCTCTAAGAAGTTCTTTAAGTTCTCACTCATTATTCAGGGTGGATTTAATGGAACCAATGTATACAATGAAGATAAGTCTAAGCTTCGAGACAATGCGTGCAAGAGAGAAATGGATGATTCCAAGCAGGGTAAGTCTATTGGAGCTACTGTAGGAAGTTATAGGAAAGCCATCGATATCATGGCTGAAAAGAGTGACTCTGACATTCAAATTCTGGCAATTCCTGGAATTAGAGAGACAAATGTTACAGATCACGCATTAGATAAGACAGAAGAGCGTTTTGATGCCATTTATATTATGGACATCGAAGAGCGCGATGAAGTCAATGCAGTTGTTAC